TTGTCCAAGCTTCATGCTGCCGCGCTTCGCTACGCCGCGCTGGGTTATCCAGTGTTCCCTTGCGCTCCCGGTGGTAAGACGCCGATCACGCCCCACGGCTTTCAAGATGCGACCACCGATGCAGCTCAGATTGAGGCGTGGTGGAAGAAGAACCCCAACGCGAACGTCGCCATGCCGACCGCTGGGCTTCTCGTCATCGACGTCGACGGCGCGGAGAATCCCTGGCCGAAGGATCCGGTCAAGGCGCAGGAGCTTTCGCATTGTGTAGTATCTCTTACGCCCCGTGGCGGGCGGCACTACATATTCCGCCAACCGACGGGGACCAGCTGGAGTAACACGGCGGGGAAGATCGCGCCGAAGGTCGATACCCGGGCCAACGGCGGCTACATCGTAGTGCCACCCTCCATTGTTGAGGGGAAATCATACCGGTGGGCGGAGAAGTCAGAATTGGAAATCGCACCGGGCGACCTACCCGAACCTCCCAAATGGCTAGTGACACTGTTGGACGGATTGGGAGATCTGTTCGCGGGAGACTCCTCCTGGCGCAATGGGGACGCGGCCGCTCCGCCAGATACGTGGGCCGCACCCAGGGATGAAAATCCGCCCCTTGATTCCAACGTGATCCCGACTGGCCAGCGCAACGCGACCTTGGCGCGGCTGGCGGGGACGGTGCGTAGGGTGGGAATGAGCCGCGAGGAGATCCAGGCTGCATTGGAGCGTGCGAACCAGGATAGATGCCGGCCGCCGCTTTCGCCTCGTGAGGTCGAGCGGATTGCGGCGAGCATCTCGCGCTATGAACCCGACCAGGTGGCGGTGGCCGTGGCGGAGAATCACTGGGCGCAGGACGCCGTTCAAGTCGCCCCCAGCGACGACAGCGCGCCGGATATCTTCAATCCCGGCCCTTTGCCGGACGAGCTCCTGCGTGTGCCGGGCTTCGTCTCTGAAGTGATGGACCACTGCCTTTCGACTGCGCCCTATCCGAACGTGGTAATGGCCTTCGCGGGAGCGCTTGCGCTTCAAGCGGTTCTGGCGGGCCGCAAGGTGCGCGACCCCGGTAACAACCGGACGAACCTCTATCTCCTTGGTCTTGCGCACTCCTCCGCGGGCAAGGAGCATCCGCGCAAGGTCAACATCGAGATTCTGCACGCGATCGGGCTGTCGAACCATGTCGCGGGCCGGTTCGCATCCGGCGAGGGTGTTCAGGACGCCCTATTCTGCGAGCCGTGCATGTTGTTCCAAACCGACGAGATCGACGGGATGCTTCAGTCGATCAACAAGGCGAGGGATGCCAGATACGAGAACATCATGGGAACACTTCTCACGATGTACTCGGCAGCGAACTCGGTCTTTCCGATGCGACGTAAGGCAGGCAAGGAGTCTGCGGGGGTCATCGACCAGCCTTGTCTCGTGGTCTTCGGCACGGCAATCCCGAACCACTATTACGAGGCGCTCTCGGAGCGGATGCTCACCAACGGCTTCTTCGCTCGCATGATCATCCTGGAATCAGGCAAAAGGTCAGCGGGTCAGGAGCCGACGCTCGAGCCGCCACCTCGGCGTGTGCTAGAGACAGCAAAGTGGTGGGCGGACTTTCGTTCTGGCACGGGTAACCTCGAGAACTGGCACCCCGTGCCGCGGGTTGCCCCCATCACCCACGAGGCGGCCGACATCTTGATCGAGAACCGACTTGAGGCGGAGGCAGAGTACGCGAAGGCGGAGGCCTCGGGCGACACAGTCGGCACGGCCGTATGGGGTCGTGTGACAGAGCACGCGCGAAAGCTCGCACTGATCTACGCTGTGAGCGAGAACCGCGCTCATCCTGAGATCGGAAAGAAGGCGGCGCGGTGGGCCAGGCGGTTTGTCATGCACCAGGCCAGGCGGATGCTCTTCATGACGCAAGCTCATGTCGCTGCGAACCCCTTCCATGCTGAGTGCCTGAAGTTCTTGGAGAAGCTGCGGGGCGCCCCGGGACTGGAGCTACCGCACAGCGTTCTACTCAAGCGCATGAAGATGGACACGAAGAACTTCATGCTCATTGTGAACACGCTCGAACAGCGCGGGGACATCGTGATCCGGAACCAGCCGACCGCTACCAAGCCTGGTCGGTTCTACCAGCTTGTCGGAACCACGCGGGAGCAAGAATCGGGAGAAGAACCAGGCGAGAGTGAAGGATCCTAACGGCCGAGCCAAGGGGTGAAGTATAGTGAAACATCTTCATGAGGTGAAACACAGTGAAGTATCGTGAAGGATATATGAATATAAGTATATATAATATATATATCTATCTATATCTTTCTACCTTTCACCTATACCCCCCTCTCTCATCAGATATGTCCTTTCTCTCGCGTGCGTATATTAGGGTGGGGTGAAAGAGTGAAATGTCCTCAGCCATATGATCCAGAATCCGCCGGGCTCACCCGGCATATCGATACCCGCGAACGCTCACCAAGCCACGATCGGCCTGAGACCCATGGCACAGCTCCTATTGGGACCTCAAACGCTCACCGGCGCCGCCTTTGTGCGTTCAGGGTCTGCCTTGTCTGCGGGGCGGATCTTCCTCTTGAGCGGAATCCGAAGGCGCGACGGGAGAGGGTCTACTGCTCCGACGCGTGTCGGGCACGGGCGTGGCGACGGCGGACCAAGAACACGCGTGCGGGTGATATACCTTGAACACCTAAGACCCCTCGGCATTCCGAGAGGTCCTCGGCATGTGGGTTATCGCGGACGGTTGCGCTTGTTTTCCACTTAAAGTCGACGCATGCATAACCTGCAGGCAGACCTGGCGCTGGCCTTGCTGAAGGCAAGAGGCATTAGCCAGGTCGGTGCTCTAGCGACAAGGCCTGTGACAGGGCCAGGCTGTCAGGTTAATGCATAAGGGTTAGGCGGCGCCCGTCAACTACGCCACCACGGCCCCATGTGGCCTTGCTACCATGGGAACAAGGACCGGATGTCTCTGAGTTTGCTCAGTGGTTCGACAACGAGTTCACGCAAAGTCTCTATATTGTGTATCACTTCAAAGCAGACATCGATATTGACAAACAGTCCAGCCACCGCAGCAGTATCCACGGACGAATTGTGTCCGCTACGTTCCAGGGCCGCATAATAGGAGTACTGGAGCGGCCTGAGTAGCTCTCTCTGCCGAGCCAACTTCACAAGTAGGCTAAGCGGATGACCCTGCATGAGTTGTGGGCGTAGTCGCCCTCGACTCATGATCCCTTGGACGAGTTGAAGCGACCGTCGGAGCGCATGAGGGCCCTGTGGGATTTTGGGCAGTAAATGGAAGTAGGAAGGGAGGAAGCTAAAGCCTTCTGCGGCCGCTCTGTCGAAGTATGTAGCCGATCGTTGGCCAGCAACAATATCCGCGAAAAGCGAGATCAGCAGTTCGTCTGAGTATTTGCGGATCCGCGCACGGAGATCGTCCGAGACCAATGGTCCTGGATTGACGCCATCAACTACGGCAACAGGATCAGCAGTTCTGGCGAACTCGCCAGGACCGTATTCTGAACACATTCGCGCCCACAACGAGGTAACACCTTCCGGCTTCACCGATTCGTCCGGTTCCTCTGTAGAGCGAGGAGCCGCAGTCGCAGACCATCGCGCCACTGTTGAGGCTATCGCTTCGGGTCCTGCCGCAGAGCCATCATACGCTTGAAGGTGCTGCACATAGTGTGATGCATCGATTCCCCGTCGACGAACGTAGTCAAGGCAAAACATCCGCCGAGAAAGTTCCGTATCGGCGCGATACGCCTCCACCCGATAGCAGAAGTCCGCCATTCTGTCTTCCGGCGATACTGCCTTCGCTACATCCTCGAGCGCTACGCTGCTGTCCAGCAACACCAAGAGCGCTGGGATCCGTGGCAGTGGGATGCGTCGGTCGTAGAACTCGTAGCTTGGATTTCGCCCGTATGCAGTCTGCTGTTCAGGATTGTCTACCTTCGCGCCATGGAGAAAAATGAACTCCCTGAGTTCGCCTCGACACCACGCTGACCGCACGTATTCTGGGGAAACAAACGCCACCAACTTTGAACTCGTCGCAACTCCTTCTGAGAGACCAAGCTCGAGGCTATGAGGATCTTCGACAGGTTTATCGGTGACGTCGATGTAGACCGGAATTCCTCGATCTCGCAGCGCTCGAATCGTAGGATTCACGAGGTCACCGTCCGTGCGCCTATAGCTGATGAATACTCGATCTATAAGTTCCATCATGGCTTTGTCCCGACGTCAGGGCAACAGCATACCATAGAACCCAAAGTGGCTGCCCAACGTATGGGATTCTATCCGCAGTGGTTAAGGGCAGAAAGGCTGCGAAGACGAGCATGTGCGACTCGGTGAACACTTGCGGATACAATCTGTTGAACTTAACCGCCAGCGATTTCCCTATGGGGATTCTAAAGCAGCGAAGGCGCGACAGGCAAGACGTTCTAGGGGGCAGAGCGGAGTTGCAGCGGATGACGCTCGGGGAGGCTGTACTACCTCGATACCACTCGACCGAGGGCTCGGCGACGCGGATCAAACATGAACGCCGAAGACCCCTCGGGATTCCGAGAGGCCTTCGGGCTCTAGGCGATCCTGGCGGGCTACGCTTTGCTCTCGACCACCTTCATTTGGAGTCGGCGTCCCAATGCTTGATGATGGCCTTGAGGGCCACATCGTCATTACGGGCTGCGGCTACCAGGAGGCCACGCGCGAACTTGGAGGCCTTGCCGGGCCCGGCCGCCTTGTGGATCGCGGCGCGCTCCTCGGCGGTCAGACGCAAAGCGAAGACACACAGCTCGCCGCGAGCGGCTTTCTTGTCCGGCTTCTCCTGTGCCTTCGCGGGTTCCGCCGCAGCCGGCTTCGACGTCTTCGCGTTTGCGGCCGCAGCAACCGGTTTCTCCGTCTTGGCCGTCGCCTTCTTCTTTGTGCTCTTGGACTTCTTCACAACGTACTCCTTTCGGTTGTGGTAACGCGCACGATGCGGCGCGGCTCTTTGCCGCAGCCTTCGCACGCAACTTGGCCGCCCACGCGGTCGATCTCCGCCATGATCTCGGGCGTGATCTCGTCCCATCGCTCCGATACCCAGGTATCCGACCCGGGGTAAGGGATGTGGCAGCATGCACAGACGACTGCGCCACACATATTCCAGAAGACCTGGTGCTGCTGAAGGCCAAATCGCGCTGTTGCGGTGGCCATGCTCACTTCACCTCCCCGGGAAGATCCATGTCGAAGACGATATTGCCATCAGCGTTAAGTAACTCGAGCCGCGTGGCGTCCCGGAGCTTGGCCCCGGCACCGCTCTTCGCAATTGCCTGGGTTGCTTTCATGGCGATAAAGCGCCCATACGCTTCCACCTCCGCTTCCCAGTGGTCGGTGAAGAGCGTCGGGTTGTCTTCGATCGTGAGGCCGCCCTTGAACTGCAGCTCAAGATCTTTGAGCGATGCCTGGAAGAGGATGTCCTCGAGCGTGCTGTGAGGCTTCGGGCTCACCACGACCCAGAAGCGGTCCTCCACTCCATATTTCATGCGCTTTGCCCTCCTATCTCGCCGCCGCGAACGCCCAGGGTGGCGCGTACGGCAGGTCGTCATCGGGATATTCGCCGTCGACGATGTAGACCGCCGACGTGGCGTCATCCGGTTCCTCGTCGTGCTTTCCGATGCGGCGTGACCTGTCATCCGGCACGGCGATTCCGCCGATCTTGTACTGGAGCGCCCACTCGGGGCGGGCGAACTGGAAGGCCAGTCGCAGCTCGCAGGCCCCGAACCCATCCTCAGCAACTTTTGCCAGCCGCTCGATCATCTCGTTTACCGTCATCAGTGCCTCCTCTTGTAGTGAGCCGGGCACCATGCGCGGCTCAGGGACAGTAACGAGCGATTGGCGCCGGAAAGGAAGGGAATTCGACCGCGCAACCTCATTATTGCCAGGCGGTTACGCCGATTAGGCCGGACGATTTCCGTCCGGTCGGAGGGCGGCCCCTGGGCGCCGACTTGGCCTCCCGCGGTGCCTTGGGCCAGTGCTTAGAAATCTGCGCCCACGGCGCGCCTGTGGCGCCCTGACGTAGGCCCGGCACTCCACTCTGCCCCCGGGCCGAACAGAGGGGGACCGTCCACCTACAAAGGGGTGGTATCATTCAGCGGCGGGGACGGACAGGCAGGTGAGGGTGGAGGGCTCATGTCGAGCAAGCTGCCCTGTTGAGTTTCGCGGCGACCTCGGATACTCTGGCTTAGGGGATGGGATATCCGATACCCGCGTTGTGTGTGACCAAGAGGTAATCACAGCTGTCTTGAGTGGACGTCGATAGGGAACTGACCCGTGCACTGTCTGTACGCCGACATATACAGCTTGCTTGACGAGCACGGAATCCGAAGTGCCAAGCAGCTCGGCAGGGCACGCCGCTTCACCGATCTCGACCTAGCCGTGTACGACCGTTTTCAGGAGCAGACCGATAGCTTTGCGGATTGGTTCAACTCGATCGATGGCGTTCGGCTGTGCATAGACGTACCGCACACGCCGAAGCACTTGGATGTGCTGGTCCGAAAAGCCGTGCTCTTCGGCACCGTATCGGTGTTTCCCGTCGGAGATTTCCGGAGATCACAGGCCGTGCAGAACTTCTGGGACAGGAATCGGCCGGACACCAAGACCCCTCTTCGAACTGGCGTCAAAATCCCAGAGACCTTCTACATATTCTTGATCGGCTACCGGCGTGCCATAGAAGAATCTCTCGTGGCGCCAATTCCTTCGAGGCTATCTCTAATCGTCAAGGATAAGGATGCTGGCATTGCTTCCCCGCCAGGCCTACTCCAGACTGCGATATCCAACAGCGAACTAAAGAGACAGCTAGCTGAAATCAGGAGAAAGGAAGGTCTCTTGCCTGCAGGTACTGTCGACCTTTACGCTCCCGAACTCCGTTGCTCCTCGCTTGATGCCCTCGTTGCGCTTAGGATGGAAGAGCACGAGGCGTACCACCGCTTCCAGCGGCGCCTGCGGGACATGCTCAATACCGCCGATCAGTCACTCCACGCCGATCATGTGCTACTTGAGCTGATGCGTGAGACACACGACGGTGTGATGCAGCTTCAGCACCGGCTACTCGAAGCCAAAAGGAGGTTGTCTGCGAGAGTCGGCACGGTAGCTCTCGGCATGCTCTCTGCCGGGCTGTGTCTTGTCGCGCCAACCGACTACGTCAAAATGCTCTCGGCCCTTGTAGGTACAGGGACACTGATGCACGGAATGACATCTTTCGGGGAGTATCGCTCCTCAAAATGCCAAATAGCGCAAAGTGATTTCTACATTCCTTGGCGCCTCGCGTTCTCCTGACATGGGGGCTGACAATCGGTGGGAGCCGGCCGCGCATAGCGGCACAGCTGAACCAGCGCGTTAGCCCAATGGAGACCCTGAACGGTGAACTCACCGAAGGAAGAGAGCCCGAAAGGGAACGAGAATGATCTCGGGGTGCTCATCACGCTCCTAGAGCGATTCATAGAAGGCTGGAAGGCTCTTGGAAAGCTTACGGAGTCACTCACCGAACAGGGGATTGGCTGTAGCCCCTTAGCCTCACCTGTGTCGCAATCCTTTTGCGTACCACGCTATAGACCCGACGCCAGAGAACGGAGGTGCACCCATTGTCACGGTCAATCTCCTTCATAGGATACTACATGACTTACGCGAATGATGATTCACCATGTGCAGGAGTATAGCTACCTCAGCGTGAAACCGACGGCCCCGCTGGGGCCTCCGGACGATGTTACAATCATTATCGTCGCCTGCGGTCGAAGCATCCGTGGCCGCATGTTACGCCCACGTTAAGTTGCCAATCTTGGGGCACCGAGAATATGATTACTGAAAACGACAACTCGGGAGCGGGTCGCCGTCCTTTGCAGGCTTCACTTCTTGCGTGCGGAGAAGCGTTGCTAGCTCGCCTCAGAAATATGACGTCACTGGGTGCCGTCCCCTCCTTCCCCACGGAACGAGTTACGTTCCTGGATGGCGATCGGTGGGACCTTGAAGATGGCAAGTCATCGTCGTACTCGGTTTTCGTCCAGCGCAATATGCCCCCCGGTTTGCTCCTGCAGATCCCTGAGGCAAGGTCAGCTGCCCAAGCTCTCATTCAAGCTGGAGTTGTCCCTGTTCCCACTTCCAAGGGCTCCGACGGGGACGCCGCAGAGTGTTACAACCATGATGAGCTACTTCTCTTCCTTTTGAATCGGCTGTCTGCTGTCATCGCAGAGTACTTGGAAGTGGAGCGAACGTTAGAGTTCCAGCCCGAAAAGTTCATCTCTGCCTTTGAGCGTTGCAAGGCTGACTGGATAACACCTATTACGACCAAGTTCACTGTGCCACTCCTGGGGTTTGAGTCGGAGTGCGCTCACACAGCGCTGAAATCGAACCTCGATCTGGAGCCTTTCTCAGCGGAGGAGAAGACCGAGGCGTTCAGCACAGTAGGCAGAGAATACAGTTTTTTCAGCGTTTCGGAGTTTATCTCGACCCGATATCGCCTTTTTGCCACATGGAGTGCCCATATGAATGTCTCGGAGCAGGCAGCACGAGATGCCAGGACGACCATCACTGCGATGCGCCTTTTACACGCTGGCAAGGTCGGTACCCATGGCACAATTGTCCGTGCGACAGATCGTCGGGGAAGGCAAGTTGGAGGCTGGACTGGGACAATAAACGATTGCGGTGTGGAGGGGTGGCTTACTTATACCCCGCCCTACAGATGCACTCCCGACGACCTTCAAGCTATAAATCACAGGATTTGCCAGCTGTCTTCCTCCCAGGCACTCGAAAAGGGACACGAAATGAGCCTAGCCCTTCGACGCTTCAACCAATCCTATGCAAGGAAGCTCAGAGAAGACAAACTCATAGATATCACAATAGCCCTCGAAAGTGTACTCCTGACGGAAACACGGAATGAACTCGCCTACAGACTTGCCATGCGAGGCGCAGCGCTTCTGCGCCAACTCCGCAACCCCGAGGAGACCTATGGCTTTCTGAAAGCTCTCTATGGAGTCCGGAGCATTATCGTGCATGAAGGCAAAGGCCTTTCTGATCCAGCCATTGCCCGAGAGCTTAAGGGCGTGCCTCACAAGGTACTCCATATCCAGGCAGAGGATACGGCTCGCTTGATTTTGTGCAGATACCTTGACGGTCTGGGACGGGGGAAGAGCATCAAGACACAGAATAGAGAGCTTGACCGCGACTATCTCAAAGCCATTTGAGCAAGTGGCAATTTGACTATCGAGTGAACCTGAGAGCGCTCTGCTGTCGCGGGTCGTGCAGGGGCAGTCCCCGCGCCAGTCGGCGCTGCAGGTTGCGCTGTCGGTGCTGCGTTTCCCGATCGAGACACGCTAAAGGCATCAGTGTGACTCAGTGACTCTCTGTCATCTCCAGACACAGAGGTGAGGCTGAACTCACCCCCGCCACCCGTCGATCCATCCCAACCGCCTAGGGAGTGGCACTTCTGACCTAAGGTCCTCCGCTGCCTGCGCCTCGCTCCTCCTGGCCAGGGCCGCAGCGCGCTCCGGAAGGGATCTCACAAAGGTCGGCCCGAGGATGTAAAGCGCCGCGAGGCAGTAGACCTCGAGGTCCAGCGCCTCGTTGCGCTCTCGTGTCTTGATCCACTCGCGGACGGTCCCGCGGTTCTTTACCCACTTCCGGACAGCCTTCTCGGCGGTCAGCTGCGCGACGTACTCGGGGTCGACCGACTCCGGAAGGTGGCAGTATCCCGGACCGGGAGTGCCGATCCGAAGCCGTGAGTAGACGATCTCCTTGGCGGTGTCGACACAGAGGGTAAGAGTTTCGCCCAGCAGGCGGTTTCGCAGACGTCACGGCTGTTCTGCATCCGTGATCTCCTCGCAGATCCGCTCGATTTCCTCCTCGAGGATGCGCTGGACCTCGGCTGCATCTTGAGTCGCCGCGAGGATGGCCGAGACGCGATCTGGCAAGGCGATCAATTGATCGCGCGCTTTGCGCGCCATATTGAAGGCCCCGATTCGGACTTCATCGGCGCGAATGAGGATGCCGCGCTGGCGGTCGAGTTCGAGTTTCGCGAGTTGCGCCTGGTAGAGCTCCCGCGCCGCGCGCGCCTTTGCGTAGCCGACTGCGCTCCCGCTGCCGCTCGTGCCGTCGTTTCCGCCACCCAGGTCCATGGGCTGGGACGGCTGGCCTCGAGGCTTTCTCTGTTTGGGATTTCCCGTAATGCGGTTTCGGGGCGTACTTGGATCGGTGTTCTCAGCCCACTCCCGATCCGCCAGAATCGGGTCTATCTTGCCCTTTACGAGCGTGATTCGGCCGCGTTTGATTGCTTCATTCACAGTGGAAGGGGATAGTCCACAGCGGCGCGCATACTCACGCTGGGAGATAAGCTCCCTCTTTTGTTTGCCTGCCATATTTACTCACCTCGATCAGCCGGGTCACTGGCAACCGCCTCCAGGGCGGCTCTGTCGGACTCAGACACCCCATTGTTGACCCGTGGCCGCCTGCCATCTTTCAACGATAACATCGCAGTGCTTGGGGTCCAGCTACATCATAAGACACGGTCGCTGCTCTGTCAGCCTCAATGAGTGGGCTCCGGTTGCCGCCAACAAAACCCAGCACATTCTTCTTCGGTCTGGAGAATCGATGGATCCGACGGGGAGGCGGTGCGACTGGTTATGGGTGGTTCCGAGCTCTTCCGGCCGGCGTCGGGGACGGCGCCGTCTGCGGGCTTCTCAGACTACCCTCTGAAAGCTGGGAGGCCCGACCACCTCTGCCGCCGCGGCGGATGATCGTATTCGCCCTTGCTCCCCCACAATGGTAGTGTTCGGGCGTTCGGCGTTCGTTCGGTTGTTTCGGAGCTCTCCGACGTAACGAATACCGGGGTCGCCGGCACCCGCGTTTCAGATGGCGTTACAGTAACTATAGTGTATGCGCGATAGCTCATAGACCTTTCCCCCGAGCTCTTGCTATCGCGTTGACGACCTCGCGCTCCAACTCCTCTCGAAACCACTTCTGCGCGACCTGCTCGGCGGTCTTGACGAACCGCAAGCGCGGCTTAAGCTTCTTGCCGCTAGTGAAGATGTAGACCGCGCGGGCCGCTTCAGCACCGAGGCGCTGGAAGATCCCAACGCCCGGAACGAGATATGTCTTAGTCTGCGTGACGCCCGCGCGTCGCTTTCCTGTCGAGGTGCGGTCGAATCTCAGTCGCCTCAACTTGAACTCGGGAGTTACGGGCCTCCGGAACTCCGGACGCGCAGGCCCGCCAACCACGGGTTCTGCGACTCTCCTCGCCCCAGATGTGGCGGGCTTGCGTGTAGCTCCACGTTCGAATAACGACAGTAGGAGGCGGGGCTTCTTTCCAACGGAGATCTCCGCGAACGGCCTGCCCTGCTTGACCGAGGCGAAGGGCTTTATGATTGCAGCCTCGCGGCGGATGAATTGCGTCTTGCGGACGGTGAACTCCTCTTCGACGCGCCGGCGCTCCGCTTCCTGGATTCGCTTGGCCGTGTTGTTGATCGCGTTCACCACGGCGTATGCCAGCCGTCGTTGGCCGTTCTGGAGGCGAAGGACGAGCGCGGTGGAGTCTATTTGCACGTTGATGTTCATCGTTCAAGCCTTCCTTGTGCTGGCATATCTTCCATGACGGCATCCGGCGGCCGCCGGACTTCACGGCTGTGCTGATAGATCGCCTCAAGCGTGAGACGGCCGCGCGACATCTCAACCAGCGCTATCGCCCGGGCTGGCCGGGGTGCGTGGCCCCGCAACCACTCGTACACAGCCTGATTCGTCACGCGTAGGTCGGGGTCACGGGCGAGCGCGGCCACGATGCGCGGCACGCCGAAGTCGCTCACCCAGCGGCCGAACTCGGTTTCCCAACGATCGGGGACTCGCTTGTAGCGGCCCCTGGCGAGGGCTTCCTGTCGGAACATGGCTTCCCCCCTGCAATCCGGTGCGCAGCAATGCCCTCTGCCCGGTGTTGGGCGAGGACATACCGCCTCTAAAGGACAAAGGGGGGGTGAGGGTCAAGGATGGGGACATGGGATAGGGATGGCGTTGTCGTGTCTGTTGCTCGGACAGCATCGGGGACGGTCCGATCACAAGCTAGAAGCTGCAGTGCATGAAGTGGTTGGCAGAGGCTGAGTGAAAAGGAAGCTGCCATTCGCAGCGTTAGGTGTGGTGGGACACACCTGGAGTTCGTCGGACGCCACGCACAATCTCTATCCCTGCTAAGCGTTGGCAGATTGCGTAGCATCAATCATGCATCGTGCAGCGAGAAACTCGCCATGGCGATCACTCAGAGGCAAATCGCTGTCGAACGTATTTCAATTAACCTCCAGGTGACTCTTGGAACTTGGGGACACTAAGCCAATAATGTATTGACAACACATTGGCCCTGTGCTATCGTAATATGTTGAGAAGTCAGGGAGGTATCAGCTATGAGGTGTGGCTTAAGTGTAATCTCGAGACTATGGCCGCTCCTATTCCTGCAAGCGTTAATTGCGCCAAACGTGGCGTTTTCCTGTCCGCCAAGGTTTAGTGGCTGGTTCTCGGACACTCAGACAGACCCACCCCAGATTCGGAGGCATATCAGCTCAATCCTGAATCGGAGCGATACGCATATGTCGGTCCACAGAATCGCGGAGTTCGTGAGGAGCCAAAATGATCGAACGCCCCTGCTGACCGTTTGTAAAGAATAAGGGCGTCACGGTGAGACATCGGGGAAAAGGTCAGGGAGAAGGAGATCAGCCTTGGTTGAGAAGACACAGGACCGGGTTGCACGATTCGCCAGAGCGCTTGGGCTGTCTCTATACGATCGCGAACTTGAATTAAACGGGATTCCCATTGTATTCTATCACGATGCAGACGTAGTACTGGGTGTCATCATGGGTCTCGAAGCCCAGGATTACGGCCGCTCACCTCATCAACTTGTGGTCAGAGCTCTCCTATCATGCGGATTCCTGGGGAAGATTCACATGCTTAGGCCCCATGCATTCGAGTTAAACAAAGAGCTGGGTCGTCAGTCCCAATTCGCGACGATACGGGATCAGGAAGCGTTCCTGGACAAGGCCCGCGAGTTCCTACGGTCAAAAGGCATCTGGGATGCTATGTCGCAGCTTGATGATGTTGTGACTGGGAAAGGCCCCGACGACGGAAGTGATGAAAGAGATCGTGTAGAGCGCTTTGTGGAAATCCTTCGTAAGAAGCCAGGGGAGATCTTTGCACGAATAGAACAAGCAAACGGGACGTGGTGCCATAGACTGCGTCGTTATGAGAGAGACAAGATCCTATCGTTTGATAAGATGGGGCCAGAGATGTACGAGCTTCTCCCAGCAAATGAAGATGTTGTTTGCAAGATAAACAAGATTCTAGGCGCGAAGAGACCAGGGCTCTCGATCAATGTATTTCAAGACGCTGCGGCCTTGACATGCCTTGTCTACTTTATCAGGCAAAGGGAAGAAGAGAGTTCCAGCGAAATAGTGCGCTTCTACACCGAGACAATGACTAACTTGGGGGAGTTGATTTATGGTGACGATGAGCTTCGGAGCCTATTGTCATACAAGACCGCCCCCGTTTCTGGAATGGCGGCTCCGATCGATTCCGAAGTCGTGATACGTGATGCTGACTACTTTGTCATGCGCGCCTGGTTTGCGGAACTGACAATGACTGGAGGGCGTGGCAGCCTTGGTACACTCGAGGATCTCAAGACCCTGTCCGAGAAGATCGAAGACACCTTAAGTTCATCAGAGGCGGATTTCGATGAGGCTATGAAGCAGATTGAGCTGGGCGGGCGTGAGCTCAGAGCTCTAATCGGGGACTTCGAGCAGCTTGCAACAATGGACAACGTATGGACGAGCGGTCGTATCCCCGAGAGTCTTCAGAAATTCGAAGTGCTAAGACAATGGACACGTGTATTCGATTTCGCCGCCAGATCCGACACTGGCGTGCTCGTCTCTGAGCAGATCCAAGAAGTCAGATCGCGCCTGGAGTCCAAAGTTTACAGAATGGGTAGGTGGACAAGAGACTTCAGAAAAGTAGTGGAAGCTACCCTGCGTACTCGACAACGGTTTGAAAGCAAGATAGATGACGTCATGCGAGACCTCGGGCTCGTGCGCTGGGGGTATTCCCTGAGTCCTAGTGAGCAGGCAGAGCTAATAGACCTTCTGGATTCGCTTCTGCGACGAGAAGACGAAGGCGATATCGCCGCTCATGCCAGTCGTGCGGCGATGTGGATGGACGAAGCCCGAACGAACCCAAGGCGCTGCATGCTCGTATGCGGCGTGCTTTGGAGCATCCATTGCTATGAGCAGCTGGTGGATCTCGCGGACGAATGCGTGGCAGGGACCGGGGGCGGGCAAGTTCCTCCAAGCTTGTTGGTCATACAAGCAGCAGCGGAAATGAGGATTGGCAGAGCGGCCACCCATGATGAAAGGCGAGCAATTGTAAATAGAATCTGGGGTTTGTATGAGGGACTTTCCGGAGCGCAGAGAAGAGGTGTCCTACTAGGTGTCGGGTACGTGCTTTATCACGCCTGGAGACTCAGCAATCTTGGAGGAATGATCACAACGGACACGGAAGCGGATGTTGCATCAGAGATTGCTGAGTGGGCGCGCAAGAGTTTCTTTCTGGGCGGGGAGGCCCACAAGGCGCTGCGGGAGAACCAGTTGGCATGGGCATACTCCGTTAACCACTGTGCGTATGTGGGCACCATGACTGGTGTCGAGGCGGGAGAGATCCAGAAGTATATAATCGAGCTTGGGAGACTGGAAACCGTGACGGCGGTCTGGAACGCGCGGTTCTCCGACACAGTCGGAACATTCTTCCTCACCGCAGCAGAGAAGGACTGGGAACAGACTGACCCTGACAAGAGGAAAGATCTCGATCTTTCTGTATCACTTGAGCGGGCGAAAACCTACCTTGAAAAAGCCAGAGCTCGCCACATAGGTGACATCGATGTCGAGGAGCACCTAACCCGACTAGCCATACTGAAACGAAACTACGACGAGGTCAAGAGAGTCGTACCAGGAGGAGGTAGTCGGCAGGAGTAGCCTTCTTTTGTCGGTCTATCCAGATCTACATAGCCGAAAGGCACATGATCAGGGGAATTGTTGTCGATAGGATGCTAGACTCCGAACAACTGGCCCGCACGTGATTCTTATACGGCTTGGAGAGCTGTGGCCCGCGGTCACTGGTTGTTACGCGAATTCCGGAAACTGAATGATTGACCCTGCAAGCGGACGATAGCATGATGCAAGATGGTCAGAAACTTGGGGGGCGGCCACTGGACTGGACGTTCTGTCTTTCTGGAAACGAAGCGACAAGACATAGCTGCGGGAATAGGCACGTAGGCACAGGACAGCCTACGCTGACACCTCCGAGGGTCGGAACATAATAGTAATGCTGGGAATAGGTCAAGGGATGTTCGACGAATTCCTGAGGATCCAGGTTGGCGGCTTTCGTTAACGTCTGCTGGGGTTGAGGGAATCTTTGCCGGAGGTGTAGGCTCGCGCGGCGAGGCCATTTGTTAAGAGCGACGGTACGCCTGACATAGCTGTCTGACAGAGAAACAAGCATGGCTGCAGTGAAGCCATTCGGCGGGATGTATCTAGTCCGGCCGCGGACCGGCAGTGTATCATCCACATCGAGTCAGGGAATAGCGGTCAGTCCTGTCGGGCAGGATCTACCGGCGAGGCACCGACCAGTGAGGGTGCAGTTCTACTTACGTTCAAGAGTGGCAGCCTTGCCGTTGCTACTCCTTCTGCAACAGCGGGCTCTCTCTTCGTTGAGCGCTTTAGTCGGAAGCCAAGGGCACGCATTCGGTGACTACTGCGAGGCGTCAACTGGAATCAGCTGGAATCCTGACATGACTGCCGCAAAAGCCAGGCGAGCGATATCTGCCGAGTATTGATTGACATTCGATAGGTTCCACAGAGGACGCTCAGAGGGAGTGTATCTTATCATGGCCCAAGAACAAATTCCTTTATGGCTGAACGTACTAGTGCTTCTGCTGAGTCTTGTGGCTGCTGTCTTGGCGTGGGCCGCGAAGATCGTCTGGTCTACTGAGTTCAGGAAGGCCAAGGAGGCCCAGATTGATGCACTCAAGAGTCAGCTTGAGGCGCTACGAGATCTTACCCCGATGAAGTTGCGTGAGTATGTCGTGGCGACACGGAGAATCTACGAAGAGAAGATCCAGGAACTTGAAGAGAAGTTGAGAAGTCTGAATACTACGGGACAAGACGAGATGGAGATTCAGGATCGAGACGAGCGACTGCGGATAATACAGAAGATGATGGAGAACCTAGGGTATTCCCTGGAAACTGTTAAAGAAATGGAAATGGTGATGGAACGGAACAGGAAAGAACAGGGCTTTGTTCTAGCTTATCCAGGAGTGAATCTGGAAACAGACGGAGAGCCGGAGGAATATCGCCGGTGTGGCCACACCAAGACTCCTGAAGGTGGTGGCCGGAACAACGACGTTGATTGACACCGGCAGCTGGCCTACTGCGGTCGGACCAAGCCATGCTCTTCGCCGTTTCTCCGACTACAAGCAGGACCATGTTGAGGACAGAAGCTGCAGTCGGGTGTGCCCCCTTTCTTTGTCACACCCTATCAAACGCCCACTCGATCTCCCGAATAGCCTGGTGGGCCCGGGAATCTCCGAATGTGCGGATTATGATTCGCAGGTGATTGTTGAGTCGCCCAAGCCCGCATTCGGCGATTTCGTCCGCCTCGAGGTAGGTCCAGGAGATGCAGGTGAGCCCGCTCTCGGTGTGTACCAAGATTCCGAGCTCGCCGTAGATCAGGATGTCGTACTCGGTTCCGGGTTCGGACTCGGATGTCTTGCCCGAATTGGAATAGCTCCAGGTCCCCGAACGATTCCGATGCTCCCAGGACACCGTAAGCTCACCGGAGATCTCATCGGGATAGCTCTCGCCATTGAATCGAAGGTCGGTGGGGCAATAGATCTGCTGCCAGCGGGCGGGGTCATTCGGGGTCGAGAGGTTCCGATCGAACGATGATCCGAAGGCGTAGTCGCTCTGGTTATTGAAGGGCTGAAACCGCAAGAGGTTCTCTGGCGAAACGGCCGGGGCCGGGACATTGACAACGCCACTCCTATAGGATATGAACCACACCCGTGTGGCCGCATTGAAAGCGGTCGGCGCGGTGTCAAGGCAGCCCCGGGCGAGATCGGTCAACGTGATGGTGCCATTGTCGGCGGTGACCGTCTTGAAAGCTATGAACTCATCCAGGCCGGAGCCCGCCTGTTGAATCCAAAGGACGTTGACGCCCTTGGCGAAGTCCGGATCGCCAACGGACTCCACGTCCTCGATGTCGGGTCCGAGGTCGATGACGATCGAGGTCGATTTCTCATCGATTGCTGTATTAAGCGTTCCGGAAGGTGTGAAGAAGTCGATCGCGGTCGGAGGATGCCAGCCGGTTCCGAGATAGACCTTCACCCAGACCTTGTAGCCGGTGGAGATACCCGGTTGGCCGCGCGCCGCCATGACCACCGCGAGCTCAACATCCTCGCCACCGCTCCCGTAGAGCTTCACCGCCTCGTAGGGTGCGCAAAGGCAGGCCCAGTCCGTGAGCGCGGGCACGTCCGTAATCGGATCGGTCCATCCTGTCGCGGGAGGTGGGCTGTACGCCGTCCAGTCGACCGCGAAGATGTCCTCCAACGCGTCCAGCTCGATCTTGCCGGACCCCAGGTTCCCGCCTTTAATCCGCGATACCCGGCATACTAGCCCAGAGATCCCCAGGGGCGGCCAGTCGAGTTTGAAGACCGTGCCCGGGCGGAACGCCCAGGCGGTGCGGTCGGCCTCCATTACGGTCGCCGCCAGCGGATAACCCAGGCCGATCAACCCGCGGGCGACCGCCTGTTGCGCGTTCGCGGCGGTCGTCAGTCCGCGCAGCTGTAGCTCGTGGACTGATACCTCGCCGCCGTTTACCTCGATCGCGGCCAAGTCTTGTGCCTGGGCGGTGCGCTCGATGAAACCGGCGTCGCGGTCGATGTACGTGGCGCGCACCGTGTTCTTGAGCTCGCTCCAGGAGGGTCGCGAGAACGACTTCACTGTGCAGTTATTCGAGTCTAAGACGGGAAGCTCGCCCACCGTGTAGTCAAACCGGACGAGCTTCAAGACGAGAAGCCCGGTGGAGGGCTCGACGTAGATGATCCCGTCGATATGTCGGAGGATCTCGAGGACCAGGTCCTTCGCCTTTTGCTTTCGCTGTTGGAGGATGGACAACCCTAGTTCCTCGTCCGCCAACACCGCGCCGACGTCACGGAAGCTTTGGAGATCGAGGAGGCCTTCCGGTACGCCTAAGCCGTTGTCGGCGACCGGCGAGGTCAACAGATCATGGATCATGCACGCCGGGTTAGCATCGCCGTTGATGCTGTGATCGTTGTCGGTGAGGCCTAGCTTGTTCGGGCAACGTCGAACGATGGCGGCCATGGTTTTGATGTACGGACTCGTGCCGACGTAGAACCGGCGGAAGATCATGTGTGAGATGCCGCGCCATCCAGGGAGACTTTCGTTGACGGCGGTTTCAAGGTAGTCGTTCGCGCCCTGGGTCCGTGTGCCCTTGTAGAAGTCGATGTTTCCTTGGACGCCGCCTTCGGATTCCTCGCCGCCGAAGAGCCCCGGGGAATTGACCGTGACCCGGACATGGTCCCCAAGTTGTGACTGCGACCAGTTGGGAACCTTCCCGTCGAATTCGATGTTCACCAGCTCGTCGATCACACCGCTCGCCAAGACGAGCTGGAGCCCAAGGTAGTATTTGTACCCGACCGTGACGTCCTCGGAGGAGAAGAGGCCGGTTTTCACTTCCTTCGTGATCGCCTTTATGTCGAGGTCGCCGTACCAGGTGACCATAGGGCCTTCAATCTTGCAGGTGCCCCACACGATGGGGATGGCCCGCCCTTCACCGATCGTGGGAAAGCGGAAGTCCCCCAAGCCGCCCGGCGTCGGCTCGTCAAACTCCTGCTTGGGGCGGAGGAGCTCGTAGCCTATGGTGAGGCCGATGTAGATCAGCGCAACGACCCACCAGACGACCATCAGTCGATCCTCCCGTCGAAGGGATTCCGGCCCGGCAGGCGAGCCCACCCGAGGTGGTTTGCGAGATTGCTGAACTTCGACTCGCAGGTGTCCTCAAGATGATCGCATCCCCAATAGGCCCATACGACGTCAAGCGGGGCGAGCCCTGGCAGCGCGGAAAGCAGCACAACCGTGTCCCCTACGTGATCGGCAATAAACCTGGTCTCGCCTTCGGATGTCTCGAGCCGACCACCGCGAAACCACTGGTCCGCTCGCGCCGCAAAGTCGTCGGAGGTAACGGTCGCGCCGCTGACTGTACCCACCACAATCCCGTCGCGGCAGACGGTGGGGTTGACCCCACACTCCTGGGAATAAAGGACGTGGTTGCAGGGCGTTTGCATCCCCAGCGGTGGCACCGTGCGGTCCAGCACCGACATGAGGCTCGCGCCGGTCAGGATCGCTTGAGACTCCTCGAACCGGGCGCGGATCACCTTCCCGCTGAAGATCACAATCGTCGCATCCTCATCACCCCGATGTGCCCTGTAGACCGTGATCCCGATCGGGGTGGAGGGTAGATCTCCGATAAAGAGCGCCGCGACCGGGTTACTGCGTGGCACCGTGAAGTCGATCATCTCGCCGGTATCTTCATGGGAGAAATCCAGCTCCCCCCGGGTAATGATCGCGGGCTCAAACGTGCCCGCAGCAGGGAGAATCACCTGGCGGTCGGCTGGGGTATAGAACCACGCGTTATCGCCCTGAGTGAACTTGTAGCACTCCACCGGCTGACCTTCGAATCGATGTGTCTCCCGTGTATCGTAATCGGTCAAAGCGGCGCCTCCAGTGGCAGCTCGCGGACGCGGATTGTGACCTCGGCCACGCCAACGCGCGGGTAAGAAATCTCCACCTCGTCCTCGTCGAGGCGGCAGAGCTTATTGAATGACAAGATCCTTTGCGCCACGGGGTAATCGCGGATCGCCGGGGGGTCGAGTGTCAGTGTTTCGGTGAGGTAATCGCCCGGGTCGACGGCGTCGGAGATCCGGTAAAAATCCATCTCGGGGAATCCCAGTGTCCAGACGGCGATGTGTCGTCGCGCCCCGGTTGTGCCCCACATCTGCTGGACGTAGCGCACCCAGTGGATGGTGACGATCGTCTGATTCTGGATTACGTCCTGCGCCAGGGAGAGGTCCCACTGATAGCTCGGCAGCCAAAAGGGGACCGCACGGCCCTTGCGCGCGTCGAGGAATGCCAACATCGCGGTGATCTCTGAGCTTCCAAGAGCGGTCCAGGTGAAAGGCCGCACCGAAGCGGGGGCAGGGGATTGCTCATCGGAGTCGCGCTTGCCGGTTTTGGAATCCAGCAGGACGAACTTGCGGTGATGCGTCTCTTGGAACGCACCGAGGCGATTGTAGTTTAGCTCAAGGACGTCGTAGCCCTGGTAAGTGGTCATGGCGTGAATCCATCGATATCGAACGTTAGGGCGGTCGAGGCGATCAGGAGGTTTTCCCAGGTCACGGCCTCGTCGGGGGATAGCCTGCCCACGACCATCGGGAGTACGATGGTCACCCCGGCCGCCCATGCCTTTTCAAGACCCACCTCGAGCACGAGGCGGTCACTCAAAACTGTGTCTATCGTCTGCGCTTCCCACGTGTAGGGATCTGTCCACAAGAACACGAGGCCCCCGGCCTGGAACGGGATATCCGTGGTGTCGAGGAAGATCTCCGTGTCGTCCGGGTTCGCATCGCTTGTGAGTGTGCGGCGGAACTGCCAGCGGGCCACGCCGAAGGCGCGCGGCTGATTGCCGAAGAGGATCGCCACGGACATCTGCGCGTCTCGCGGCTCGTTAAGAAGCGAGGTATAGCTTATCGCTCCCACAGGCACTGCGCGCAGCTGCACCCGCTGCTCCATCCCGCGAAACGAGGTCATGATGTCCGTCATGTAGCCGTAGTCCTCGACTACCGGGTGCCGCCAGTTGGGAGAGAAAGGGTACGGAATGATTCGAAATCCCACGACGCGGTGATCGGTTCCGCTCGAGTCGATAGTCAAGAATACCCACGTGATCGTGTTGTCTATGGTTGGAGGCCCTTCGGGGAGCACCTTGTAGGTGTAGATCTCCGACTGCGAGGCAGGGTAATGCGCTGGCTGGCCGAGATGATCGATCACCTCGACGCCGGCAGGCCCCGTCAGGCCGATCGAATCGAGCCTTTTGGCGCGCGTAAGAAACGCATTCCAGACCTCGACTACGTGTTCCTGCTCGGAGACCACAAAGCCCACATCGCGGTTCCGCGGGATCACATGGATCTTGTCGTGGTATGCAAGGTCGTGCGCCGGTGCCCAGATCCCGGTCTTTGCGAACGCGTCAGGGCGCGGATCCGCCATTGAGCTGTACGCACCCACCTCTGTCATCGCCGCCTTCGACCATGCCGGGTCCGTAGGCGGAGGCAGTATCGCGTCCTGGAGTTGTTGGGCCCCATTTGGGTCGAGCGACCCGGGCCCGGGTACGAGTATGCCGGTGGGCATTATCAGGCCGCCTTTCTGACCGCGAAGTGGGGGAAGAGCATGTAATCGAGGCCGCCGACCTGATAGACCTGGTTCTGCGAGTAGCCGTTTCCGACCGCCTCGCACCAGAAAACGGTCGGTGGATAGCCGATCGGTGCCCAGCGCGCATCCGGATCCGTGAGGACATAAGAATGTAGCGGGAGCAGCAACGCGCCCGCGAAGGCGGACTGATATATGCGGTCGGGGATGTACTCATAGCCCGGGAACTCGCCCTCATCCAGAAATTCCTGCGTGCCGGGGTGTAGGTTTAACGCGTTACGCATGAATCTCCCGGTGTAGCCGTAACCCGCTCCCGCGTAGCCGCAGTTTCCGACCCATCGCTCTGAGAACGTAACGGCGTCAACGCGGGCAAACGCGGTCGAGTGGACGTACTGGGGGGCGCCGCCGTAGCTATTATTGTCCTTGTCGGCGTGTGAGAAGGGGGGAAGCGCCGACAAATCTCTGCCGTACCGGTCGCCCACGAGCAGGTCGTCATCGGTGTTTAGGAACGCACTTGCGCTACCGAAGAAGTACCAGAAGTCCTCCGGCTGTCCGGCCGCGGCCAGCGCCGGGCGCCAACCCATGTGTGTAAAAATCCCCGGCGACCGCTCCACGACCACCGTGATGTTGTCGTTTCCATCATCGAAGAAGTGATAATCGCCCCCCGAGGCGGGAAGGTTCATCCCGACGCCGATGCGCGCTCCAATCGTCTCGCCCGGGCGGATCGGGCCTCCCTCCTGCTTGTCCCAATCGAACGCGCCGCTGTAGCCGGTCCCCAAGCGTAAACCTCTTCGTAGATGGGCAAGCTCCAGGGGTGGGCCGGAGGAACGCGCTCCAGGTTTCTCTAGGCTGGGCAAGGACGCTTCTATCCTTGGGGGCTCAATGTGCCAACTCGCTGCCCAAATAGCCTTCCGCACGGCATACCAGCCACAGTCTTCACAGTTGACGCCGGAAGAGAGGCTCTCGAACATGCTGAACAGACTGTGGATCTGACTGGAAAAAAGCCTGGATCCGGATCGGCCGCTGACTGCCCGTAAGCCCTTGACTAACCTTGAAACGCGCGATTAAGATCTGTTGGACGCTGCACTTGCGAGGGCAGCTCATGAGTCTAGCGGAGGCGCATCAAAGAGATACTGGAGCGGCCCATGCCGATCGGTGTGCTGCGTGGGTTCTGTCTTTTCGCTTCGATCTTCTGGTCGGACCAAGGCGGCCATGAAGTGTCCGCAGTGTTACGCAAGTCAGAGTCCCTGCTTATGTTCAACGCCGGCAGTGGGGTATGCCCCCTCACTGCTGGGCCAAGTGTGTTCTACTTGGCCCAGAAAGGGCATGGTGAGGTGGCAGGCACCTGA